GGTCGGTTTCCAAGCATACATCAACATTGATAACTTTCTCGACTTCCGGGTGTTTGTTGAAGAAGGCTGTTGCACCTTTCAATCCAATCTCTTCATTAACAAGGAACACGTACCCTACATTAGGAATCATCTTCTCGGCTACTTTAACAAGGATAGCACAGCCAGCCCTGTTGTCCACGTTCCTGCTCACAAATGAACCATTAAGGTATGCAGCTTTGGTATCGAATACACCAACATCACCAACGCTTAGTTTAGCTCCGAAGGTATCAATACGTAGCTTGTCAATTGGGACAACAGTGTCTCTCTTCTTTGCAATGTGAGGTGCGGGCATGCCAATGACACCCATAGTACCATTCTCAAACTTAAAGGTAGACCCAGGAAGAATACGGGCATCAATACCACCAATGTTGGTGAACTTATAACAATCCCCATCTTTCTTGCTGATCATAATACCGATCTCATCCATATGGGCTGTGAGGTAGGTAGTAGGTTTAGTAGGGCCATGGGGTGTAAAGATAGCGTTACCTGCATGATCAATATGAAGAAGCATCTTGTCTGGCATAGCTTCTTTAAGAACTTCAACCATTTCTGTATAGTCTCCACCTGCCAAAGCCATCGGGTTCGTAAGTTTATGCATCAAATGTTTCATATCATATCCTTAATATAAGAGGGTTCCCATAATTTTACTTCTTTAGTTTCGTAGTTGAAGTCGCCTTCCTGTAGGATGTGCGCCATACGGGCTTGAGACAGAAGATATTCTTCGTCTTGCTTCTTCTTTTCAGCCAACGCCACAAGAGGTTCCCAAATGTTGCCAAGAGTCTTCGCATTATCCCCAATGAGCCGTAGAGCAGCCTTAGGACCAGCCCCGGGTATCCCTTTGTATCCATCACTTGAGTCTCCTATAATTACCTGATAGATGAAGAACTTAAATGCACCTAACTTAGTCTGTTTCTTTATTAACCGTTTAACCGGATTGTAAACGTGAGTAGGTATGGTCAAGAAGTCCTTGTCCACACTGTATATCACATTCTTACCTTTATATTTCCCTGTAGCTTCAATACCAATCAGATCGTCAGCTTCCAGGGTAGGTTCTTGAACACATTCATAGGATGACGTACAATAGTCCTTTAAAGGCTGTAGGCCAATAGGTGATAGCTTTCCATTCCTATTCATCTTATAGCTCTCTACGATGCTCCTACGCCAGTTTGTTTTACGATCGCAGGAAAAGTAGAAGACAGTATGATCAGTTTCCAACTCCTCGGACGCCCTCCTGATCTTCTGGTTCAGGATTGACTTCGCAAGCTTACCATCGAATGTTACATCCCCTTCAACGAATGGATTCTCTTTAGTGAATGCACACGCAAGGGAGAAGCAAAGCCAATCCCCATCTACCAATAAGTGTTTCATATATTATCCCCTTGTAACTACGCCCATAATAGATGCCCAAACGATAAACAGTGTTACCAAATATAATACCAAATTATTAATAGCTTTCATTAATGTGTCTCCTCCCAGGTGTTACCAATCTTGGCCTCACCTTCAATTTTAATTCTAAAGTTAAACGCTTCCCCCGCAAGAGGCATACATTCTTCACATATCTTAGCAAACTCTTCTGCTTGATCTTCTCTTACTTCGAACTGCCCTTCATCGTGGATGTTCAATACTGGTGTGGCATCCAGACCGCTCTTAGCAATCTCATCCATTACCAGAACTGCCCACTGCTTCATTACCAATGCTCCGGCTGATTGTAGCAGGAGGTTTAAGGCTGAATGTGGGGATCTTGTTCTGAGTCTCCTACCATCCAATCCTTTTAAATATCCAAACTGCTCTACACGACTCATTACTGCTTCTTTAAGTTTCTTTACCGCAGGGAAGTTCTTCATGAACTTAGCTTGAAGCTTTGAGCCTTCCTTTGCACCACCACCTACAATGGTTCCTAACTTCTCAGCGCCTGCCCCATAGAGCCATCCATATATAAAGGTCTTAGCTTGATTACGTTCCGTCAATCCTGCTGCCTTCATATTAGCCGTATGTATGTCCCCATTCAGGACAATATCAGCATAGGCACCATTATCAAATCGAGCGAGATAGTGAGCAAGGCAACGTAGTTCCAGACCCGCAGCATCACACCCGACGAGTTTATTGCCATGGGATACGTCAAACAAGTCACGGCACTCAGGGCCAAAAGGAGAATTATTGGAAGGGACCTGAGCAAGGTTTGGGTTTGAATGAGTGCACCGTCCGCTAATAGCTCCCCCGGTATTAATTCTACCATATATTCTATCCCCCTGTAATTGTTTAAGCCATCCTTGGTTACCATCAGAGATCTGTCCTAATCGTTTAGTCAGCATCATACTTCTGGATAGGAGTTTAGCCTCGGGGATATCCATGCTATCCAGTACTGTCTCATTCAGTTTAACATTACCTTTATCCGTGTAATCATCAGGAACCCAACCTTTCTCCATAAGCCTTTCAGCTATTTGCTGTCTTGAGTTCGGATTAAACTCCTGATATGTAATTTTACAGAACTGAGCGCCTTTAGATATAAAACGATTTCTGTTGTTGACTTTGCTCGTTGTAACTGTCGCCAAATCCTTAGATATAACTCTTGTTGGGAACGCAATTTTGAGTTCTTCATCTATCTTCTCCTTCTCGGCTCTAATATTAATCATAAGAGCGATAGCTGCTTTCTCATTAAAATGAACACCTTTCTCCATCTGAACCTGCATACATATGGCAAACTTATTCTCCAAGTCTATCATTTGATCAGATGCTCCTGCTTCAAGTATCCTTTTATATAAGGATGCGGTAACTTCAACATCCTGTTTACAATACTCCAACATCTCTTCAGTATATACGTCCCAGGCGTCCTCCTGCTTGCCATAGTCACCTTTTAAGATGCCTATACGATAGCCATATGCCTCAAGGCTATGACGGCCTTTAAGGCGTGCAGGAAGGCGTCCAGCTTTTATACGTCCGAAGTCCTTGAGGATGACATCATGCCAAAGTGCACGGCACATGACCAAGGTATCTATGATCCTCCCCTGAGGTTTGAAGTCGGGGAAGAATTTCTGTAATACTGGTATATCAAAACCTATTATGTTATGTCCGATCAAAGTGTTCGCAGAATTCAGGATAGGAATAATCGCACCTATGTCCACCGCGGAGGAAGCAGCATATAGCGCTCCCGTCTCTATACATTTGGCCACAAGGCAATGTATCTTCTCTATGTTCTTTATCCCTGTCGATGGTATTGCTGTCGTCTCCAGGTCGAACACTATCGTTCTTTGCATATCTGTCGTCCTCTTCTGGTAGGGCCAGCATAAATGCTATGTTAGCCAGGGCATGTTTAAGATGATTGATCCCAGACTCAGGGTCTAAGGTTTCTCCGTTCCAATATGAACTAAGGTGTCGCTGACATGCAGCATAAAGACGGCTGTGAGCAACGCCACCCCTCCAATTATGGTCACCATACTTAGTAGCCCCGAAACCAAGCACCTCAGCAAGGCCCTCCATGGCTTCATAAGGAATGAGGTCCATCCGTAATTTCTCTTTATCATGTTTAGTGCCTCCCATGCTATTTCTCCTTGATTTTATCGATGCTATGACATTTCTTCCAGGATCTCATACCACCAAGCCTAACCCCACGATATATCAATGCTGCTTTCCAAGGTTTAGTTCCATTATCAACCATGGCATCCTTGAAGATTTTATCAGCCTGATCTCTCCGAAGTCCTGGCCCACTGTCTCTACTATATAACCAGTCATGAAGAACGGCAGCTTCGGCCTGCGGTCCTGCCATGGGGCATGAAAGAGATGCCAGGATATTAGGACAACTACAACCATCAGTAATGAAGCCCTTCGGTACAGTGATTACGCCATTAGGGAGTCCGAACAGTAAAGGCTCGGTTAGTATCCAAAGCTGATGGTCTATCTTCTCTGTATTCAGGTTACTTATTCTTATGATCAAGGTTATTTCTCCATATAATTAAGTCACATATTAAATCTTCGGTAATCTCACCATCATTTGTCTGCATCCAAGTCTTCTTACCTTTGTAAGAGAACTGGAAAACGCCATCCTGTAGATTGCATATAAGTATTCCACACAACATCCACATATCTTTAAGGTTCTTAGAAATCAAATTCATTAGTACTTTCCTCTATCGGTTGGAATGGGTTTTTCTTTTCGCCCACCATTTCATTATCTTCTGTAATCCTTCCCGTATCGGGGCTATAACGTAGAGCAGTAGTATCGCCAACATTACCAGCGAAGCGATCCTTGAGTACCCGAAGAGTCGTCTTATGTCTTTCATTTATATCCTCCTCTTGTTGATTCCGCTCAAGGCATATGATCTGTGAAGACCATTGGCCAATCCCTCTGGTTCCTCTGATGTCCCGCAGAGATACTCTTCCACCTTCTTCATGTGGAGTACCTCCTGAGCCACTATTAAGGTGGGAGATCAGGAAGATTGTTATGTTAAGCTCCCGACATAGACTTGCCAGGGTTGAAATGATTGTGTCTAACTCCTTACGCTCATCCTTAATGGCATCCTCACTTACAGTAAAAGCAGCGAGGTGATCAATGAAAATGTGCTTAACGTCACAAGAGACAGCAAGATAACGCATTCTCGATACGACATCGTTGAAGATTGTGCTGCCAAAATGGTTGTACAAATAACAGTTACCACTGCCAAAAACATCATTGAAATACCCTTTCTTCTCATCATCTGAGATATCATGTTCAGGGAGGTGGATTGGCTTGTTAGCTGCCATACCTGTGAAATTTAACATAGTTGTACGGTTGGACTCTTCCATGAAGAAGCATCCTATCTTCTGCTTATGCTTCGTCAATAGGTGATATGCAACTTCCTTGAAGACCTGAGACTTGCCTATACCTGTTCCTGCTATTACCGTGACAATCTCATCTTCCCGAATACCATGAAGAGAGTTGGTAACACCAGGCCACGGGTAGGACAAACCTAACTCTTGCTTCTCCAGCATCTCTTCGAGTAGGTCAGCACCATTAACCAATCCTTCTGGTGTAAACGGTACAGCATTCCACATAGCTGCTATTAGATCTGAGGCCTTACCTGCCATCAGCATCTCATTCGGATCTTTCATAGGTAGTTCTGCAATGTAACAATGACCTGGGGCAATGAGGGGCGCACACTTATGTACGGCCTCCTGTCCTGCCTCATCCATGTCGAACATCAACACAATCTGTTCAAAGCTGTTGACGTACTCTAAATTGTTCTTGATAGACCTACTGGCTGCTGCTGCTCCATTAGGAAGACTTACTACAGGCCATTTGTTATCTTGAATCTGTGATAGACTAAGGGCATCAATCTCTCCCTCTACAATACAGAGCTTCTTCCCACCCGGTTTCCACAAGTGCTGCCCAAAAAGCGGGGGGTTCTTCTCTCCAAGCCATCTGAAGTCTTTATCTTTCGTTCTTATCTTCTGGCCAACGATCTGACCATCCACTTTATATGAGGCCACCTGTACATTCTCACCATTATATTTTCCAATGGTATAGCCGAACTTCTTACATGTCTCCTCTGTAATACCACGTGATTTAAGAGGCCTTACTTCCCCTATCACAGGGTTCCAGTCTTTCTTTTCCATAGGCTTAGCCTCCTGTTGGTTTGTGAATCTATGTTTGCCACACGAGAAACAGAAGGTGTGGTCGCTGTAGACCGCCAAAGCATCTGACGATCCACAGTCTCCACAAGGCTCGTGGACTTTGATAGGTATTTCATCTTCCTGGTAATCCATCGCTCCTCCTCCATTTATAATGATACGGTATTTCGTTTAAGTACTGCGAGGATCTCTGTCTCAAGTAGTGCCGGATAATACTTCCCTGTTTCAACAACATCAGCATCATCCATGCCCGTCATTTCAGATATAAAGATAAGCTTAGCAAATGCATTAAATGTACGATCACGTAGAACAATAATGTTCCTCTTCGCATACACCTCTATTTCACCAAAATCACCATTAGCCTCATCAAACCTCATCTTAGTCCCAGGTCTTACAAGACCTTTATTCTTGAGGATCTGAAGCACAGCTACGTATAAATGCTTATTTTTAACGGTTTTCTCCATTATAGCCCAATCTCTTATATTCATGTTGACTCCTTATTTCATAGGGATAAACAATCCGTCCCTTCCTTCGATTACAATACCACAACCAATCGTGAACTCTCCACGCATGTCCTTGGCATAGTTGGCGGCATATGCGTCCTTATCTATACCACATCCTACATTCATCCCAAAGGTTGTTTTCCCTTGAGCATTTGAGTTGTAATAAACACCAGAATGTAGATGGGTATGCCCCTGAACGTAAGAGCATCCCATCTTCAATGATGTGTTCTTAGCTCCAAGCATGCCACCTGAACCACACCCATGATCATAATGAACATCATCGATCTGATGTGTAGGTGCTACATCCCAACCATTAGGGAGGTTGTACAGTTCTTTAAACGTCTTCATATAAGACTGGGGCATACCAACGAGCTTAGCTTGGCGTACCGGGATCTTATCATGATTACCCAGGCAGAGTTTAAGCTCCGGGAATGCTTTGATCCAAGGCTTGAGTACCTTGTATGCCATCTTTAGCTCCTCTTCCACATTCATAGCACATAGTTCACTCTGAAAGCGTGATGAGGCGTGGTGATCTATAAGATCCCCGATGTGAACCACCTGGTCAACATTGAATCTATCAAATGTATCTTTACAGAACTGCAAATACTCAGGATGTTCAAATGGGATGTGGGTATCAGCAATGACACCAACGATCTTAGGTTGTGCAATTGGTTTGTTCATCAGTGATCTACGTACATGATTTACCATAGCTGTCGTGCACCCAGCCCCGTCTGCGATACTCTGTGTCGGAGTGGCAGGCTTAATCTTTAGGATTCCGGTAATATATTCTGTCTTGTTCATGAATTCATTCCTTTTAGTAGCTTAATTATAGCGTCTAATTCAACCTTAGATTTCTTTTCCTTCAACCATTCTTCAGGCACAACTTTATCAGCCCACATGAACCCATTCTTATCGCACCACTTGGCATAGCTGGTTGGGCTACCCTTGCGGAGCTTATTGTTTGCATTCATAAAGAGGAACCGTATGTCAAGCTCGGGGTACTGTTCCTTTATATTGAGGTGCTTCTTCCTATCATCTACGTCGAAGAAGCCTTTAGCCTCAATGATGATACCATTCTCAAGAAGGAAGTCAGAGAGATAAGTATGATGTGTTACTGGCTTCACATACTTGATCTTGTTGAGCTTACCCTCATATGAGAACTTGAGACCAGATTCAACCAGTTGTTGATTGACCACAGCCTCAAGCTTAGAGCGGAAGCCAAGCTTCTGTACTGCCTTGGATGGGGTTCTATACCGTGCCATCGTTAGAAGTCCCCGTTATCATCGTCATCAGCTACATCATCAGCTTCAAAGGGGCTGGATGCTTTCTCTGCTGCTGTGAACCCATCTACTGCATCAAAGGGATTTGATCCTGAACCCTCATACTTAACAAGCTTAATGATCTGTACGCTACCAGGCTGCAATGTAACACCACAACCAAGAGCTGCAACAGCCCAGGCATAAGATGTATAAGCTACTCTAACTTCAGTACCAGTACCTATGCCAAGATCTTCAGCTACCTCCTTACCTTTTGCATCAAATATCTTCACTGTCATATCAAATGTACGACCATCACGTGCTTTAATCTTTGCTTTCTGTTTGAATTTAACCGTGAGTACCTTGTTAGCTACAGTGTACGGAGGGTTAGCTGCTTTCTTTACACCACGTTTAAGGCCATCAGATACTGAGTCAGCTACCAGCTTATCAAGAGCCCTCTTCATCATCTGTGCATCATCCCCAGTGAAGTCTACCTGACAGCTATATACACCATCATCATCAAACTTAGTTGAAGGGGTTTCAAGGGCTACAAAGCCTGAAAGAGTCCCAGTCGGTGTTACTACTACTTGTGATCTTGCCATGATTTTACTTCCTTTTAATTATATAGTTTAAATTTGGGCTCAGGACGGCATAAGCTACACCTGTGATCCACTTGGTGAATCCAAGTCAACACTCCACATGTTATGCATGTATTATGCTCTAACCCTATATCAGCCTTCCAGCATGTATAACATAATCCATTGTCATCAAATACATCCTCTTCATGTTGACAGCGTCTGCAAATACCCTCTTTCATAGTTTAATCTTCTCTTTTAACCAGTTAATAATCCTACTGTTCTTGAAGATGGTTCCCAATAGTCCCACTACAAGCCCTACTGTTACCATGTTATACTTCATAAACTCTGCCAGTAGTTCATCACAATGCCACATAATTAAGCCTTCTTAGTTCTGAGGTTATTCTCTTTGATTATAGCCCTGTTACCTTGAGTATTCACAACCTTTACTACCTTAGTAGTACCGTTACATTCCCCACACTCTTCACGATCAGCTCTTTTAATGATGCCACATTTACATTTATTCATTTTCATTGTTTAAGTCTCCCTTTTTATGTTTAACTCTTCTATTATAATCTCTCTTAGAGGCATGTGTGTTACCAGGCCTGGGAATAGGTTTACGTATACGCTTCATAGGATCAGGTTTGACTTCATCTTTCATCAAATTCTCCTCTTAAATACTTAACGATAGCCTTGGTTCTGATCCCCTCTTCCAAAGCTAAACCTGATTGATAATACTCTACATCACCGATGAGACCAGCATCATAGCTCCGGTACAATGCAGCACCATACGCTAAGGCTGTTGATGTGATGTAGGCACACATTCTATTTATCTTCGTGTCCAGACTCATAAGGCTCTCCTATATATAAGGATGATTTATCAAGGTACTTCTCAACTGTCCCCTTGCCAAGTCTTGTGTTCCAATACTTCTTCCAATAGTATGCTCTCTCAAGCCTTGTTGCTGGTACTGGTTCATGGAACCGTTCATACTGAAGTGCAGCTGTGATGGTTGCATACTCAAAGTCCATAAGAGTACCATAAAGGAACCTCTCGTACTCTGGGTGATACTCAATGTAATTACCTCTAAGATCATTCAATGTATTAAGCTCCATCTGATAGACACCACGAGCAGGACCACCGTTCAACTGTACATTGTATCTACCATAGTCGGACTCAACAGCCATAGTCTCAGCTAATAGGTTAACTATGTTGTTATTACATGGTATGCCCTGTGCCATTAGTATGGATACAATTAGTTCAATCATCTCTCCCCCTTATCAAATGTATTAAAGAAAGCCTCCATCATACCATTCAGTTCCTTTATGTTAGCACTACACTCCTTACATACAAATACATCGAGATCATCATTATCAAGATAATCAAAATAATCACCACACTCTTCACAGTACCCAATGATTCCCCATTCATGGCAGGAGTAGCATAAGCCTTCATCTGTTACTTCACCTAATGCACCACATTCATAACATTCACCATTACTCATGACATAATCTCCTTTTCAATTATCGAACATTTCTTTTGAATATCACTTATGAAACAGAAGAGATAGAATGTTATGAAGGAGGCTGTGGATACTGGTGTCTTACTAGCCCATAAATGTATCACACGTAGTCACACCATGGTCCAACTGTAGTCCAACTGTAGTCACACTATATAAGGATACACCATATCATCCATACACCACATTCATCTCCAACTATAGTCACACATAGTCACACCATGGTTAAACTATAGTTATACTATATATATACTAACCCCTAGCTATTATGCTACAGAAGAGGATGAAAGTGACCTATCGCCTACAGCACCAAGGGGTACAGCGACCCAAAATAGGTGTTAAATAGGGCTCTTGGATGGCTGACTCTGTTACAACTGTGGGTTAACTATGGCTGACTATGGTTCAACTGAGTTACGCTACAGTACACATATGTCTCAATGCCAAACAATCACACGCACATCGCACCCACTCCCAATATCTACAGCCTAACCATGCACCACTCCACACACCAACGGACACATCATCCGTCAACTTACATCTCAACACCCCCGCCCATGCTGCAGCTCAACCGCCGTCACATTAAATCAAGCAAGGGTGTCCATCACCTGTCCATCGTTTGCGAGGGTTAAGGGTTAGTTTCGCTGAGAGGCGTAGCTGAAAAGGGCTTTGACAAGTCGATCGCAGCGCTTCATATAACTGTCATCCCCACATTTTTACTCAGTTTCACCACATCTGGACTTTCTTACCACTTCCGTATCACTTTCGTCCCACTTCCATGTACCAACCCTCATATTTACTAAACCTCAGTTAAACAGCAAAAAAAGGCCCCACAAATAATCTTGTGAAGCCCCCTTGCTTAATTCTGTAGTGCATCTCTTCTTATGGATTCGATCATTAGCTGGGCCTCTCTTGTACGTTCATTCAGCCGATCGATCTGTGCTTCCATCTTATCTATCCTTCCTTGAATGTCCTCCAGTCTAAGTTCTTGTCCACGTTGGTTACCTCTCACCTCCCCAAAATTGATTCCACCGATTAAGATGGAACCAATGATGGTTAATAAAGCAACAATTGTTCCTAAGGATAATTTCATGTTGCCTCCTTAGGTGCCTACCTCAAACTTCCCCAGTACCACTGTCTTAGGTCGTAGTGGTAATTACCGCATGCTATAGCTAAAGTTTTGAACTCTGCCATGGTCATTTCCACTACTTTGTTTAAGATATCAATTACATATACAGGTTCGTCTGGTGCTTCGTTAATTAATGTTACGGCTAAACACATATCTATTACACCATCTCTGGTGCATACGTATGTATTGCCATCAGTATGTTTATAGCCCTCACTTAATGCTATTTCATAGTTCTTCTTAGCTAATTTGTTATTATCTATCTTAGCGAACTCTGCCTTTATCAATACTATTTCATCTTCTATGTCCTGAGTAGGGTATGGTCTATCATCCTGCCATACAAAGTCTCCGAACTCAGGATTGCCTTTGAATAGACAACCCTCAGGGTAGAGTCTTGATAGTGCTATTGTTATATATCCTGTATCACTCATTATGCGTATTTCCTTATCTTAACTTTAGTGTATGTTGCTGTGTTTGAGCCGTTACCTGTTGCATGCCCAAAACCGTCAGTTAGTTGAGCTGTTGAAGAGTACTGTATAATTTCAATATCAGTTTCTACGGCCACTACATAATGACAGAAACTAGAAACTAACGTATTCTCCGTAGCAGGCAACTCTACTTCAGGACCCCAAAAGTGGAGAACATTGCCATCCCCAACCTTTCTGAGGCCAGCACGTGTTTGGCCAGTATCATAAGCTATTAACTGAATATCAATCTCATAAGAGCCTATTGGTAGTGTGATCTGGTTAGAGCTTAATGAACATCCTGTTATGTTATTATAAATAGTTGTATTCAAGGGTCTAACTGCATTAGTCGATGCTGCTGATCCGCCATCAGTTGTATTGTCTGCGAAGTAGTTAGCGAAGTAAGCTTCATCATATCCAGTATAGAGAGCTGCACCATTAAAGGTAGCTGCTGTAACGTCTCCGGTTACAGTGGCATCATTATAAATAAAAGCATCCGTTGTATGCACCTCTGCCCATTCTTTCGCTGATGATCCTAGGTCCCTTGTCCCATCTGCATCAGGGATTAAATCTGAACCGAAGGCTGCGGGGTTGATACTTGCTGCTGAAGCTGCTGCATTAGTAGCAGAAGTACTTGCGTCACCAGCAAACCCTGTAGCTAATGCAGTCTGAGCTACGCACTTAGCTGTCTCAGCAATACACTTAGCTGTCTCAGCTTCACACTTAGCAGTTTCCGCTAAGCACTTAGCCGTCTCAGCTTCACATAGAACTACCTGAGCTGCCGCCAGGGTTACCTGACCATCTGGATCATATGTCGACATCTCAAACCCTGTACCAGCTGCGTTTACCCTAATAGTTTTGGTAGCAACGGGTGTAGGGATTGTAGCTGTAAAAGCTGGTATGATAGGATCAAACTTAAATGTCTGAGCCTGCTGTGTTAGAAGCTCCGAGACTATAGCATCTAGGGCGTCATACTCGGCGTTGATTGCAGATGCCAGGTAGTCCCCGCCTTCTACAAATGTGGTAGTCCTTTTAATAAGGGTGTTACCAGTTATAGTGATTATGTCATTCAATGCAGCCCCTGTAACAAGGACCACAGTTCCACCAGTTGATTCACCAGCACCTGTGACAGTGTAATGAGTAGTCAAGGTAAGCGTAGTATCGTTCTTCTGTACCTTGATTTCTGCATCGGTATTAATCTCAAAGCTATATACAAACGTGGTTTGATTAGCAGTAGCTGTGTACTGTGAGTACCGTGCTGAACCTGAGAGTTGTGCCATGTGTTATTCTCCTTTTAATGCTGCTTGTTTATCTAATTTGTTTTGGATAATCCTGTCTTTGACTTCAGGCATCTCTTTAAATATCTGAGCTTGTGCAAACTTCCTGGATTGTCTCAGGATTGTCTTGATAGCTAAACCTTTAGTCCCATCAGGGCCTCCGGTCAAGCGTGCAAACCTATTTGCTTTCATAGCCTTATCCAGTATTCCTTTAGCTTTCTTTCCTGCAATCTCTGTGAACCTGCTGTACTCCTTGTTAGTGAGTCTAACCCCACGAACAGTACGGCTTGGTCTATCCACCACAATCTTGTTATCAGCGATCATCTGGCTTACCTTATCATCATTAGCCTTGCTGATTGCAATTGGTGACATGTTATTGAACACAGGAGCAACACCGCTGCTAGTGTGCATCTCCTCACCCCAGATATCACGGATAGGTGGCTGATCTGAACCCCAGCCAGGAACGCTCTGCTTAGCCCTGTCAAGAGTACTTTTCAAGAAACCCATATTATCATCTGGTGTGTAGTCTTTCTTTACATCATCTGTATACTTTGTAAGGGTCCGACCTAACCCACTAAAGGGTACAAAGGATGATCCCATCGTCTGCATATATTTGGATACCTTATTAGGATCTCCACTATTAATCACGTCCAATGCTTTCATTGCACCAGACACGAAGGTCTTCTGACCAAGGGATTTAAAGAATGCTGCTATACCAGCTACTGCTAATTCATCGCCTTCTTCTTCTCCTACCATACCTCCGATCTCTGCCATATCTGCTGCATACCCCAGTAGAGAACCAACAGGCTCAAGTCTTGAATATGAGATATACGTGTCTCCACATTTAACTGAATAAGGCTGCCATCCAGTTTGTTCCAGTAAGCGTCTTTCTTTATAATTAGTCGGGCCGGCGCCTGTGAGATTACCATTGACGGTAAGCGTACCTGCTGCCATCATAATTGAACTACCTGCTGCCATCTTTGCTGTCGCTGTCGCTGCTGCTGCTCCACCTTTAGCTAATTCCCCACGTACCTCACCCAATAGAGGGGCAAGAGGTGTTCTTTCAAAACCATACTTCAAGATGTTCGCGGGAGTCCGTACGAATGGCATAACATACTTACCACCAGGAGTTCCGTTGAATACTTTCTGTATAGCCTTAGTTGTTGAACCAGCTTCATTGGTAAAGGTCTGATATCTTGCAAAGTCATGACTCACTTCTGTCATTGCTTCAGTAGGATTCAGAACCAACTCTTTAACACGGGCTTTAAATGCCTGACCAGTCAATCCTTCTTCGAAAGCCTCTTTAACAGCGCTTTCGTTTAACATCATTCTATAATTAATACTCTTGAAGAATATATCACCCTTCTGTAGAGCAGCCCCTGGGAGATCAACGATCTTACCAATGTAATCAAGACCCTTACCTACGAATGAGTCAGGTGCTTTACCCCAAGCAATAGAACTAAGCCCTGAGGCTTCACGTTCCAACTTGGTTCCAGCTATAAACATTGAATCATCCATCTGACCAGAAACCATTCGGATACCATCCATAAGCCCACTGGAGAACCCAGCAACCCTGGCATTAGCTTCAACGAAGGCGTGTCCGTTCTTTGTAACCATTGATTCCATACCAGCAGAGATATACTTCTCCCCGATACCCATCATAGTCGTACCTGCATTAGATACAAAGTTAGCTGCATGAGTAGCAGGTCCTGAGAGTAGCCCATTGATCCATACCTGATAGAGAGAGTCACCCCACTGTCCAGATACCATCTTACCGGCTGCGTCAGATACATTCCCACCATTCTCGGATATGTCCATGATCTTACGAGCCATGTCATCAATATTCTTTCCACCACCCTCGAGCATTTCAGAGATAGCTTTACCTCTAAACTCAGGAGATCCTGTAGGAATCTTCCAGCTATTCAAAGCCTGGGCCGTAGCCTTCCTACCTTGTAATACAATAGACTGGATGTCCTGATGTTTAGCCAAGGCCTGTCTGAATGCAAACTGTCCTTCTTTCGTAACTGTGGGACCTGTAGCGGATTTAGCTAATTCAGAAAGATTCTCAGCAGAAGCGTTCATGATCTCACGAGCTGCAACAGCTTCCTCTGCGGTGAAGGGTACAGCAGGCTTACGCCCTAATAGTTCCTCTACCTTTTTCATCTCTGATTTAGAAGCTTTTTTAATACCAGCATGTGTCTTACCGCCAGCATTGAGTACTGAGGCGTTATCATCAGCAATCTTCTGCATCATTGTCTTAACGTCTTCAGAAGATTTGATCCTATTCATATTAATAAAGACTTTAGGTTTCGGTGTCTTAACTGGACCCCTCTCGCCATTATTTAATGCTGCATCAACTTCCTCAAAACCTGTACCACCAACATAATCACCTTCTTCTGTGATCCTATCTACCCATTCGTTTTCAGTTTCTTTAATAACACCCTTTCCAGCTCTAATATCTTTAACTGCATCATTAGCCTGTTTAGCAAGAAGACCATCAGCTTTATCACCTGTCTCAGCAAACTTAGCCATTGCTAAATCTGCATCAATCTCAGCATCACCGATCTTCTTAATATAATCAAGCTCGAGAGCGTTATCTGCCGTGTTACTACTTGGGTTATTTAATGCTGCATCAAATTCCTCAAAACCTGTACCACCAACATAATCATCTTCTGCTATGATCCTTTCTAACCATTCTGTTTCAGTTTCCCCAAGAGCATCATCTACAGCTTTAATACCTGTTTCATTTAAAGGCTGAACAAGCTCATCAACGGCTGCTGCTTTAGCGTCCATTGCTTCGCCCATAGCCTTCACTGCTTCATCAGGAGTACCCTCAGTAGCCTTAGCTGCTTTAGCTGCCACAGAGGATACCTTATAAGCTTTTACCAGCTTCAATACACCTTCAGCAGCAAGACCAATACCCATACCTTCAATGGCGTTCTTCATCCGACCTTCCCAAGCACTTTCATTCTCAGGATTGTTGTCTGCCATGTAATCCGGCACGATAGCCTTCAGTACAGGTACCTCATTCAGCATAGTCGCCAAACGAGCCTGGTGTGGGTCCATTACAACTGCGTCAGCTACAGCGCCGCCTACCAAACCTCTGGCAGCAGCACCAGCCATACCAACAGCCTTTAAGCCTTTAGCTGCAGGAATGAATCCAGCTGCAAAGGTTGTAATGGCTCTAACCATCCCAGCACCTGTATTTTCCTGAGCATCTACCTCAGGTAATGCGTGACTAATTCCCCCAGCAGCCTCAAGCTCTTCCTGGGAAAGGAACGTAGGCTTGAAGTTACCTTCTTTGTCTGTAAGCTGCAGTGCACCCATGTCAGGGATACCAACAAGCTTCCCAAGGTCTCTTGCTGCCCCTACTGTATTATTAACTGCATCACCTACACCACCAACGACAGCCATGGGTAACTCTTTAAAGAAATTACCCACAGCATCCATCATCCCGCCTTCTTCTGTTTGTGATGCTTCTACGTCCTGGGCAGGAGCCTCTGGTTCAGGTAGCTGCGGAGGTGTAGGGTCTTTCTGTGGCATATCTTCTGTGGGAGTAACGCCTAATTGTTTAAGCATAGCTGCCCTACTTTGTTTCTTTAATCCTGTGGCATACTTTGAACCATAATCATCCATTATATATTATCCTTCATTCATTAATTTAGTTAAGATAGCAAGTTGAGTATCAAATTCATCCTCTGTTATTACATGCTCTTTAAAATCTTTTTGGAGACCATTTACTGTGGCCTGAACATCAACCTTCTTATCTACTCCGATCCTTAACCTGGGACTTACCCGTTTAAGCTCTTTGTCTTTAGCAATATCAATTAGAACACGAGCTTTCTCTAAGGCCAGCTCAGAATCCATACCCTCCTGACGATTACGCTGATAAATTGCAATAATATCATTAGTTGTACGGACCTCCTCTGCTGTGGCGAAACCAAACTGCCCGACATCCTGGAACTCACCTTTTATCATCCTCATGTTTTCTTTATCTAAACCCTCTGTTTCAGTACTCAAGGCACTAGAATTAGCTTTCATCAATTGAATATAAGTCTTAGGAGCAAGACCACCATTAGCTATCATCTGGCTGGCATCTTCACCTTTTGTAATCGCATCATTAATCTCAGCGACAATAAAAGGGTTATCATATGTACTTGGATCTAACACCTCATCAATCATCTTATTTCCCTGGGCTGCTGTGATCGTACCAGCTTTAACCAATTGATTCACCATGTTAACGGATACCGTCCCACCAGTTTTAAGATCAGTCATGATACTAAAATTAGCGCTATCCTGGTCTACCTTCATCTGTGCTTTGGCTTCCACCCTGGCTCTCTTGTCTGTTACATTCCTTTCGTTCATGGAATTGATCGCAGCCTTCTTAACATCCTTATCATATACATCAACACCTACTTCATTCAGGATATTTATCTTCTGGTCGGTACCTGGAATACTAATCTCCAACTTACCTTCCAGAAGGTCTGCCATATTGTTTGAATCCAGATCATTGTTTTCAAAGTAATCTTCAGCTGCCCGAGTGTAAAAGTCGGTGTGAAATTGGTCACTAATCTTCGTTTTCTCAACTTCCGAGTATACTGGGGTGCCTTGAGCAGTAACAGCGTTTAAACTGCCCACTAAGAGCTTCTTAGAGAGTCCGAACTGATTTAAGGCCAAAGCTTGACTATCTGGATCTTTTGAGAATACTTCACCTGCTGTCTCGTAAGCACTTGTTTTCATTGAGTGAATCAACGATTCGGTACTGGTTTTGAACTTGTCAGCCTCGACATTATCGAACCGTTTCTTGATAGCATAACCGTCAGCCTGCTGTTTCAATTTCAGTTGGCCTTCCATTAATGCCTGGCCTTCCGGATTACCTTCCAGGCTATCTACTGTCTTTGTTATATATTCATTAGACTGCTCTATGAACCCAGCAGGGTCAGCAGAATATGTCTCTTTTAGTTCCTTAAATGTAAGCTGACTCTCAACACCCAACATATTCATCCTGGTTGCATCAGCATTCTTCTTATAAGCATCACCTGTCAGTGTACCTGACTTCCTATACTGTATGGAGTTGGATGCGCCATCAGCCAGACCTTCAGACTCAGCTTTAACCACTTCAGCCTGTTGCCATTCCTGGATAGAAGTGTCAACCACCTTATCCAGTCTTCGGCTAACATCTTGTAATAACTCTGCCCCTGATAGGTTTGGAGCTATTGCAGGCATGGCTAATCTACTTCTTGTGAAATCACCAATTGTTAAACCTGCCATTATTTAGTTTTCCTTATTTTATTGTAAGTTCCATATCCAGTTTCTGCTACATCGAAAAGACTCGTTACCAGCCCGGCGTTACCACGTGAAGTGGCGTTAGAAGCCTGAGCTTTCAATGCGTCCTGCTTACTACGTGAGTTGAACTGCTGTGTCGATAATTCTACAGCCGCATTCCGTTTGGTCTGCTCCTGCGCTCTTGCTACTGAACCACTACCCTGCATACCACTAGCAGCCGCATTAACAGTATTCCTGGATAAGGTCATCATCAGTTCTTCATTTACCTGGATAGCATCCTGCCTCATGGCAAGCTCTTCCGTTCTACTTTGATTATATGCCTGATGTGCGGCAAACTCACCAGCCTGTTGTTGCTGGATTCCACCAGCTATTGTTGACACAGCCGAAACTGCGCCCAACACACCAGTGGCCACTGACCCAACTGTAGCTGCTGTACCTGCTGATGAGCCAACAGCGATTAACGCGGTTGTTATTATTGTTGCCATGAGTTTCTCCTTATATTCTTACCTTGTAAGCCAACCCTAATAGTTGGAAAGGTAGCGATAGTGTCTGGCCAACGCTTATGTTAACTTCGTCAGCCCATCCTAATAGACCACTTACTGTTATGTTTGATGATCTTTTGGGTACTGGGTTATCCAGAGGGTCAATCCCGATTCTACGTATTGTCACTTTGTTCTTCATTATTTCACAGTGAGAGGTTTCATTCAGCATAACTGTAGCCTCAATAACTCTCTTCTTCTGACCTACTGTTGTTCCCGTTGCGGTGTCTGCTTCAATTGGCATTGTTTCGACGTATACTATTGAGTCAGAGTCTGTGTCCACGATCGGGAAGCTTAGACCAGCTTGAATGTCATTACCTGCCCTCGATAGAGTTATAGATCCTCCAACAACTGTCTGAGAGGTTTGGATTGTGTTATCTTCTACAATCGATACTGTCTCACCATTTAAATGTTCACAGTGTGTTAAGGTTGTTACACCTGTTGTTCTATATGTTATAGGTACGCCATCATAAGTTAAAGCTGTAGAATCTGACGTCAAAGCATCAACTTGATTTACTACAGCACTATCAAGAAGTGCCTCATAGTTGAATTTCTCAAGACATCTTGTTGGTATTCCACCTATAGTTCTATCTACCGCAAAGTACATCGTACCACCATCCACACCTACAGCGACAAATTTACCTTCAGTCTGACATAGTGTCCAGGCTGTTACATTCTGAACTCGTAGGGTACATAATACTGCCAACGTTCCGTCACCATTAACCACAAGGATGTAGTCACTCTCACTGGTGTTAACCTGCTTCCGATATGCAATAGCTCTTGGATCATTTAGGAGATGTGAGGATAATAGAGAGAGATCAGTGTTAATATAAGAGCCTTGAGCAAACGTGTAAGCAGCTTCGATCAAAGATCCGCCACCTTGTCTCACATATAATAGATTACCATCAACCTCCATGAGGGGAAGCCCCCTGTGAGTTCCATATGCACTATTACGAGTTATTGAAGAGTTGGTTGGTGTGATGGCCTCAGCATTTGATATAGGGACGTAATACTGCCCATTATCAGCCATCAGAGTTAAATGCTGTCCACCATGTAATTGTTTAAATTCGGATTGAACTCCTCCACCAGATGTAAGCTCAATACCACTATCATCATACTGTGGGAGCCAGGATTGGAAATCTGTTTCATAATTAGTTTTAGATGCCCACACTGTGTTAGGCTGAGCTGCTGTACTGGCAAGCCAAAGCCTTCCCTGGAAGAAAGTACCACACTGAGGATAGCCTGCTGTAGCTGACCAACTTAGATCTTCAATAGACCAGTCTCCTGCAATAAGCGTTGTGGTCTCAGTCGCACCAGCATCAGAGTTTGTAAAGGCTGCTAAGATTGTACACACTATATGAGTCGTATCTGTATAAGCTGTTATCCTTGCATACCCACCACTGGCACCTCTGATATAGGAACCAACATCAGTGGCTGCAAAGGCAGCACCACTTACTGAGAACTTAGCCCCAACATTCGTGTCACCATCCGCCCAAGAACTAAAATCAATTACAGTGTCTGCTGAATCCACAACCGTTAATACTTTGGTAGTGGTGACTCTGATATTATGAGAAGGTACGTTGTTAAGAACCCAGTTCCCTGTAGACCATGATGTCTCAGTCGTTCTAATAAAAGCCTTAGG